TACCAAACGTACCACCCTCCTGCCCGCCGCCCGTACAATACTCTCCCGTAGAGCAGCCGCTGCCAGTTCCTGTTGATGTTATACCGTCTCTGGAAAAGTCTGACATACCCGGTAATTGATTTGGTGTCGTCTCCTGTCCCGTCACAATTTCCGTTGACGATTGACTAAAAGAATGGGAAGGGAATACCGAAAAGAGCAGTAAGCCCAGTAAGGGCAAGACCAACCCCATTGAGCCAAGTGAATCCAGACGCTGGTTCCTCTTCATCGCCATCACTTACTTCAGATTCTCCTCCACTTTTTTTTTTAACATCCGCGAACCAGAAGGAACCAGTTCAGGATTTTCTTCCCACCCTGCTAGGGCCTCATCTCCGATGAGTCCTCTATACGGACAGGGGGTGCCCGCCATGGCCATGGCATCCCAGATTCTGGCATCCTGACATAGGCTGGCAATGGCGGCGACTTTCATCCCCATGGCGTACAGGGCGCGAGATAATTTGAGCCGTTCGCATGTGGTGTCTGTAACGGTTATGCCACTTGCGAAACCTAAAATCTGAGTCTGGATTGCCGCGGATGCCGCGCTCTTGCAAACATCGGAGTTGTTAATCATTACTGAAGGTGCTGAAGCGGTCGGGACAGATTTATCCACGACAGTCGATGAGACAGTATTTGTTTCAGCGGACGCGAGGGAAGGGACCAATGCCACCAAGAAAATCACAAGGGAAGTTCTCAAAAATCCCATTGCCCACCGCCGATCACTCGTCTTTCTTCTTCCAGCGGTCGATGATTTTCGTAGACATCAGGTATAGGCCACCGATAACCAGCAGCATATTGCCAGAAAGAACGATGAGTGATGCATATTCAGTCAGGATTTGAATTGTCGTCCCGCCGCCACCGATTATGACAGAGACTCTACCGACTGCATCGGCTGATAACTGCTGGATATATTCTTTCATTGTGCTGAGTCTATTGATACGACATCGAGCCACACGGCACCGCTCGATACTAGACAAAGAATTTGGGTGCGCGGGTCTGTCGCCGTGATCGTCCAGGTATTTCCTACTACCCTGACCTGGGAGCTAACGAACAGTTCGACCAGTTCACCGGACATCGAAATCCCGTTCGCCACCAGTTGTTCCTTGTATCGTTCTCCCAATATTTCGACCGCGAATGCGCGATCCCCACAGTGCGCCGCCGCGCTCGCACCGGAAGCGAGGAATAACCCTGCCAGAGTGGCGGCGGTCAGTGCGGTGAGGGGGCGAGACATCAGGGTTCGGCGTCGGGAAAACCCAAGCATCAAGGAAGTCAGGTGTCTCGTGTACAGCCAGCCACGGTGCGTGGGCGAGGCCAAGTTGCCGTGCGTCCTCTGTCGTGATACGCGACGATCCGGTGAAGAACTTTGTCCCAGCCTCATCCGACACCAGACTCCCGACCTGTTCGGCCTCGCCTACGTTCTTGGCCGAATACGCAGCGCGGAAGACCTCTACTGCATCCAGCGGACCCGTAGACATATCAATGACAAACCAGATGGTCATACAAACCTTCCCTTAGATGCGTTGTAGAGGCTATTGAGATCGGCTGCCGACAGGTTTGTTCCCTGCCAGACGGCAATCCCCGCAAAAAGATCGGCTGATGCAACAGGTAACTGCCCGTTGCCGTTAGCGCCGATTTGGGTAACGTAGGTCGCGGCGGATGTCGATGGCGTTATGTTTGGGTCAAAAGTCTCACTCACTCCATTTATGACGAAGATCCCCGCTGAACTGCCACCATCTTCATGTACCGATACCGCAAGGAATTGCCACCCAGCCGAAATATTGTCGGCTGAAGTGTCCGCTACTCGATCTGAACCATTTGCGACTTCCCAGTAGAGATGCAGACCTTCTCGGAGGAACCGCATACCAACATTAGTCTCAACATTCGACATGTTCCCAAAGATGCCGTGGTTTGTTCCGGTCACGTCGGTGCCCACTTTCATCCACAGGGCGATGGTGTTTTTGAAAGACGCCTTGTGCATAGCAGTCATCCACGTCTCGTTGGCGGCACCATAGGTGAAGTAGTCACCGCCATCGAAGCTGAAATACTCATTTTCCGACAGCCCGCCCGCTGTACCGTTAAAAGTTGGATCATTGGAATCGGCACCTGTGCCAGAACCAAGGTGGAACTCATCTCCACCAAGATTTCCAGAACGATCAATCCAATCTTCCCCGCTGGTGTAGGATACGGAGTCACCCGCATCAAGAACGAGTTTTAGATTAGTAGTCAGGCTGAGATCAGTGAGGATTTCAATAAGCGACTTATTGATAGAAACACCACCACCACCAAACCCTGTATATTGTCCATAAAAAGACATTATACTCTTCCTCTAAGCATCGTTCACCGCATTTGTAGTAAAGAAAATTTGTACACCTATAAGTCTAGCGTCTTCTGTCATATCATCATTACCGTCAGAAACATCTCTGAAGATTCTAAAAAATGTAAGAGTATCCGCAGCGACACTAGCAATAGTAACGGCAGAACTAGTAGCAGTAACTAAACAATCTTCAGCAGCAGAGATATTATCATCCGTCACCACCACCGCCGTACCATACGCCACGTCGATAGTGGCATCATTCGCGACACTTACGCCTTGAAGTCCCCACGCTACCCCATCTGTGTCTGTTGCCGTGCTAGTCCAGAATACTCGAAAGGTAACTGTCCCTTCATTCCAAGATTTGGGAAACCCAATCTGAAATTGAGCATGTTCGTCAGAAGAAGCGTCGAAATCCAACACCTGCAAATCTGGTCGTCCAGAAGTGGTTTCTACGTCGGTGATTGCCGCGCAGCCATTGCTAGAAGTCGGGCGCATAGCAGCAACAGGCACCCAGATGGTTTGTGTCCCAACCTGTGATAAAAGATTTCCACCGGCTGTTGCAGTACCAGAAACGGTTAAATTACTGCTCCACGCTGGATCGGTTCCATCCGATTGAAACACGGTGTTTGCCGCACCGACCGCGAGCCGACCAACAGACGATGCCCCGCGTGTCAGAATATCGCCACGAGTTGTCGTAGGGTCCGATAAATCTCCGTCCACGCCAGACGGCACAAACGTCAGGCCAATGCTGTCGCCGTCGCTGATGGTGCCGACAGTCAGAACGTGTGTGACGGCGATCTTGGAATAGGTCGATGCAGAAGTGACGGCCCCAGTGACCTTGTATACCAATATGGCGTTGGTCGTACCGTAGGAAGCTATGTAGATGTAGCCACGCGCCACGGCATTGGCGACATCATCGAATGCGTCATCGACGTAGAGAACCGTTGCGCTTGAGGGAGTGCCGTTGTTCAACCAGACCTTGCCCGCGCCCTGATCCGTGTCTGTGGTCGTGGATTCAAATGCGAACTTGACGCCGTTCTCCGGCGCGTTGTTATCCGTGTAGGCTTTGATGGATTGTTGGGTGGCAAGAGCTACTGCACTATCCGAACCCATCGCATCTTCATCGAGAATGCCAGCGGTAATCGTAGCCCCGGTATTTAATCCAAGGCTTGTGATCCCGGCCAACGTACCGGAGGTGGCCGTGATGGCGCTGCATTTAAACGGCGCGAAGGAATAGGTTATATCGCCGGTGCTTGAGCCGGTGGCGGTGGTTGTCGCGGCAACGAAATAATCTCCAGACTCGTCCCATCCGAGGAACCCGTTATTCCCTGTTGAGCCTCGCTCGAAAATGAACCCGAGATCGTTGGCGTTTGAACCCGCGCCCGAATTAAGTTCAATGAGAGGGTCTTTGATTTCCGTATTTGTGGCATCATTCGTGACCGTCGTGCCATTGATCGTCAGGTTGCCCGTGACGGTTAGATTGCCAGCGATGTCGGTGTTGCCGGTGGTCTGGATTGTATCGACCCACAGCTTGAGCCACCTAACCCCGGTGGAGCCAAGACTATCCGTACTATCCGTATCGGACAGAACATCCCCGCCATGTGTGGCAGTGCCGATAACGTGCAGTTTCTTGGCTACACCCAGACCGCCATCGGTGTGGATGGAGCCGCTAGTTCCGCTGGTGGATTCGGTGGTGTCGTCAATCGACAGAACACCGGACCCGGTGATCGCGGTTGCCGCCAGCGTCCCGGTGACCGTCAGGCCCGTGGTGGATAGATCAAGACCCTTGACGCCGTTGACAGACCAACCTAATTGGTCGGCCCCCACACGAAACAGGCCGCTGTTAGGGTCCGATGAGAAGGAATAAAAGGGAAGCAGAACAGTCCCGTTACCGCCCAGGAATTGAGCCGCGGAAGACGAGCTAGTGATAAGAGCATCAGCATCTGAATTGTAAAGCAGATACGCATTGGCAATCGGCTCAGGCATCGCTGTGGATGCGCCACCAGTATAGGTGTCGGGATACTTGAACGCCTGAGAGATATCGCCATCACGCTCCTGGCCAGCCATTGCCAGCCTGTCGAAGTCACCCTCTATCGTATCAGCCGCGAATGGATCATTGGTGACATAATCTGTGGTCTGGGTAGTCGTGGTATTCCGACGAATATGCCACTGGACGGTGGACGCGGGCGCCGATGCCGCGATAACCGTGCCCGTCGCACCGCTGCCGCCTGTCACCGTGTAGTGCGAAGTGTAGGATTTCGTGACTTCTGCACCAGTGGCGATTGTCCGCTCGACCAGGGTCAATTCGGAAGAGGCACCAGATCCCTGGAAGGCGAATGTAACGGCGAAGCTGGTCGTGCTTCCATCGCCAGTGTAGCTGACCGATGTGGTGGTTGCTGATACGCTCATTCCGTTAACTCCTTGAGGCGGGCTGATCCAACCTGTCTTATCACCTTTTGCATTTCATCCCTGTACTTGGATTTATAATACATCCATCCCCAAGCCTCTTTTTTGGCCGCGCTATATGCACCCTGTATCCGTAGCTCTTTTATCAAATCATTGCTCTTTTTGTAATTAGGAGTCTTCATCACCTTCTCTATATTGGCCTTGGCAATCTTGCCGGCGCGTTCCGCGTAATCGTGATATTCCCATGGACTGAACAGGTATTTCCCTCCGGTGTTGGGAATGGTTTCCGGGGGTTTATCGAAACCTATTTTGAGCCTGTCCAATTCAGAATCCAGGTCGTTGGGCTTCCACTCCGATGAGTAGACCGGATTGATCATTCCCGAAAGAACGCCGCCAACCTGATACACGATGGGCTCGCCCCAGATATTCAAATCCGCCGGCAGTATATCCGACCAGCCGGGGACATCCTGCTGAATGGCATCTAGCAGGGTACGCACATATTTCTTTTCCGGTTCGATGACCTTCTCAATCTGAGCAATCCCACGCGGCACCATGGATCGAATGAACCCCTCGATGACTTTGGGGCCATAACGATCTGGGTTTTCGATGGCCTCAAGAAGATTGGCCATACCCGTCATCCAGGTTTTAGAAGTGATATTTTTTGAGAACGCCATTCCCAGAGCCGCAGCCGCCGTTTGAACATCTTGATGATTGGTTTCGTTGTATCCGATCTCGACCAGATCCGCGGCCAACCCGATAACCGTGGAAAATGGTTCGATTCTCTTGAACGAATAATATGTATCACCGATTTTAATAGAGTAAGGCTTCCAGCCCTGCCGTGTCAGATTGGCGCGGAGCTTGGGATTTGACGGTCCTCCACCCGTGATGTAGCCGGCTTTGGCTGCAAAACCGACAGCAATCATTGTGGTTGTGCCAAGAGCCACCCTGGCCCTGGCCAGATCAGCGGCCTCTCCACCCTGTGCGATTGCTTTCCTGTAATCTCCGCTCCACATCGCAAAGGGAGTGTGATCCCAGGCACGGCCCACGATATTGGCGGGGGTTCGTAAAAAGGGAATGAACCACCGAATAAGCGGGTGAGCGGCAATCCCCTGTAGGTTGATTCCCATCTCTCCCAGTTTGTTCTGGAATGTTATCATGCGCCCAAATTCCTGGGCTGCCTGTTGTGTTTTGGCTATCGGATTGGCGATATTATCCGCGACGGCTTCGGCGAACAACTTAGGGTCCGTAATACCTTCTCTCGACGCCCTGTTAAAAGCGTCAACATAGATCGCCGCCTGTTGCGCCCTGGCCTTGAAGAGGACATCGCCGGCAGCCAGTGAACGGGTGGCAAAACGCCCCAGTGTTAGCATGCTGCCGGCAAGGTCTATAGCTTGACCGAGAATCCCGCTCTTGCCAAAGGTTGCCGCAGAAAACGCATTGACTCTGAATTTTCTGCCTGGCTCCATCTTAGTTACCAGTTCGCCGGCTGGGTCCATGAATGCCCTGCCGGCGAGCTTGACCGCATCCCAACTTGAATAAAAGGCGCCCATCGCCAAGGCGACATCATCGCCTAAACGGACACCATCAGTCGCACCGGTAGCGGCGCGCCTTATATGCCCCATCAGGCCCGCAATCGTGCGGGTGGGCACCTGGGCGGCTCCGAAAAGAAGATTGCCCGTAAAATTGACAACGTGAGTCACTGGTGAACTCAACAAGGCATTGATCCACACCTCGTAGAGTGCGTCGAAAGTCTTCGCTAAAGCGCCCTTTCGCAAGAACTCGGCCTGTCTTATCGGATCTTCGTAAGAGAGATACATGACGGCGCGTTCTTTCGCGGTAGCCTTGGAAGCGGTTGCTTCAAGAACATCGCCGATAGCCTTCTGACGAAGCGCAGAATCCCTGGCGCCGATGTTGAACGATGACAGCGTTCTTGCGATCTCGGTCTGCGCGCCCTTGACCTGAGCGTGAATGGCGGCATTCAGCGCGAAGTTTCGCTCCATCGCGACAGCGGCCTCTTCAGCGGTATTAAACCCTGCGGCGGCGAGAGCCTTCACATCGCCACTGGCCACTATCTTGGCCAGGCGGTCGCTTTCCTGTGCCGATGCCAACAGCAGATCGCGGGCTGCCAGCATATTCGCCGCCACCTCACCGGGCTTCTTGCCGTGAAGAATCTCACCGCCCAGTAGCTTCTTTATCAGCCTGCCTTGAGAAGAACCAACCAGGTCAGCCATGTGTCGGGTGACTTCATGGATGATGACACCACCCGTCTTATCGTCTATCTGCTTCCGATATACCTCGCTTTGAGCCGCGATAACTGCCAACACATCCTGCTCGTTGGTCAACTTAGCGGCGTTGAAATCAACAAGAGCGGAAAACGGCGTATTCGTTTTGAACCGCTCATACTTCGCAGCCGCTGCCGCCACTGCTTCCGCATCGATGGGCACGGCGACGGCGGTAACACCTTCTGGTGTTTCCACGACCTTGGCCGTGGCCGGATCGATTTCTGGCGTAGGATCGAGCTTTGTGGGATCTGGCGGCTCGTCGGGGCCGGGGGTCGAGCGTTTAAAGGGCACGGGCTCGCCGGCTTTATCGAGAGCGCCTTTAGCCTTATGCTCCTTCAGCAGCTTCCTGGCGTCCAAGACACCCGTGATAGCCTTGCCCCAGCCGGCAATCTGAATCTCTTCCGGCGCAATGGTGCCGCCAGGGGGCTCTGGTTTCTCGACTAGCGGCAGCTGCCCGTCAAAAAGCCCCGGCTGTGAAGCCAGGGCTTGATCGGGGGAGGTGACTAGATCAAGAGGGTCTTGAGGGAGTGCCATTACGGAGCTCCCCCTGTAATCACCCTACCGGCTTCGGTAGACCCCGTTTCTGGGAGAATTGGGGTCTCAATCGCCTCACCAATATCTAGGCTTTGGCCTTTGGCTTCGGCGATGCGGGGACGGTGGGTGAACCCGTAGTCTTCTGCGAAAGCTCTGTCGATTTCGTCAAGCCGCGACCCGATTTCCTCGTATAGAAGCTCGGCTCTTCTTTGAAGATCGGGTCGTCCCGCTTCGCTAGCGATATTCCTGAAGACTTGCCCATCGGGGTCTCCCTTTACATCTCGTGCAAGATAGTTGCCCTCACGGCGAAATACGATAGGATCGAAGTTTGACTCTATCACATTCTTTGTCGCACGTTCAACAATCTCATGCATCTTCTTGTTGTCGATCCCGGTCCAATCCCCGTTGAACACTCGGAAGCCCTTCTCGGTCGAGATCGGGGCGAAATCGACATGCCCACCCAGCGCCATAATTTCCCTGTAGACTGCCTCGGTCTCATCGGTGGTCAGCGCACTCCCGATGCGGATATCGATAGAGTCGGCCTGTTTCGTCGATGTTTGATAGAAAGGCCGGTGCCAACCGCCCTCCTTCTGGCGTAAGAGTGCAAGCCTGAGTCCGGTCATCACGTCGAGCAAGAGCTTGGTCTCAACATCGATCCGCTCACCAGGCTTGGCCGATGTTCTCGCCGTGATGGGAAGCCTGGTCGCCGCACCCGGCTGCACCCCACCCTCAAACGCACCCGGCGCATGGAAGTCTCCGGTCGAAAGCACCCCAAGCCGTTTAGGGATGATGTCATTGCCATTCTTATCGAGGAAGGCACTGGCCGCGAGTCGCTTCCAGCGTGTTGGAGAAATCGAATGACGCAGCCTGGATCGATGTACCCTCATGCTTGGCTTTCTGCGCCACCCAGATCGCCGCTTGCAACTGATGCGGCTCCCAGCCAAACTTGTCGGCCAGTTTCTGAATTTCACCCTGGACAAAAGCATTCTGTTGTGGGGTCACGCTCTGCCCTTTGTGTGGCCCGCCCTTAGTCTTAAACCCGAAAGCCCGCATAATCCAGAGATCGACAGTGACGGCGTCAGCCGACACCCTGGACGGGTCGATCTCCTGCATAAGATTTGCATAGAACGCCGTCCGCTTGAGACCGGAAACATCACCCGTCCCATTAAGAACGCCGATGATCTCGGCTCGATCCTTGTTGGGGAAACGACCCGCAGAGATCGTGCCGCCGGCATGGTGTTGGTTCCACGCCCGGAGCGCCGCGTCCATGTTATTCTGGACAGGATTTCCCCGCGACAGAACAG